GTCCTGCTTGCCCTGCGCGAGCACGGCCTGGCCATGATGCTGACCTTCATCCTGTCCTACGTCCGTATTCAGTTGTATGCAGATCAGCCGAGCCTCCTGCGCACGCTCCTTGAGGCGGCGGCCGGCGCGTTGCTGGTGATGATCGTCGGGCTGGCGGTGCAGGCGGCAGGGCTGAACATCGCTTGGACGCTGTTCACGGCGGGCTTTATCGGCATCCTCGGCATTGAGCAGGTGCGTGTGCTGAGCAAGCGGTGGGCGGAGCGAAGGGTGGAGGGACGGTGATGGCCAGGCTCAAGACGCTCAAGCCCCGTATCCAGACGATCAGCCAGACCATAGCCAAGCCGGCGGCCGTATCCGAGCGGCGCATGACCGGGCGCAAGCTGCAGAGCCGTCGCTTCAACGTATGGCTACGCGATCCCTGCTGCGCCGTGTGCCGGCGGGTGGTCGAATACCCGGGTGGCTTCGAGCTGGACCACAAGGTTCCGCTGTTCAAGGGCGGCGAGGACAGCGAGGAGAACTGCCAGATCCTCTGCTCTGGTCCCGATGGTTGCCATGCGAAGAAGACCGCCGAGGACCTGCGCGGCTGGTAGAGCCGGGGGGCGGGTCAAGACTTCAGGATCTCTTGCGCTGGAAACCGCGCCCCCTCTCATTCGTAGATTTTTCTCCCTTTAACGAGGTTGTTAACTATGGCGTTAACCGAACAGAAGCGCCGGTATGCCGAAGCGCGGCTGTCCGGTATGACGAAAAAGGACGCGGCGATCAAGGCCGGATGTCCGCTGAAAACCGCGTCCCAGGCGGCCTCGCGGTATGAGAAGGACCCCGATGTGCAGGCGGCTATGAGTCGCACGGTTGCTGTCGAGGCCATGAAGAAGGCCGCTCCGCCGCCTGTTAACTCGGACGTTAACATCCTGCCGGCGGCGGACGATCCCAAGGCCTACCTGCTCAGCGTGATGAACAACCTTGGCGAAGATCCGAAGCTGCGTCTCGATGCGGCCAAGGCTCTGATGCCTTACGTCCACGGCAAGGTCGCTGAGCAGGGCAAGAAGGACGCCAAGTCCGACGCGGCGAAGGCGGCCGGGCGCGGCAAGTTCGCGGCAGCCGCGCCTCCGCTACGAGCAGTGAAATGAAGGTGACGCATGGACTGGACCACCGCTTGCCCCGACTGGGAGGCGCGCATCGCGTCCGGCGGCTCGCTGATCCCGTTCCCGCCGATCTTTCCGGATGAAGCCGAGGCCGGGCTGGCGGTCATGCGCGAGCTGCGGATTGTGGACGCCCCGGGCAGCCCGCAGATCGGCAATGTCTGTGCGCCCTGGGTGTTCGACTTCGCCGGCTCCATCTTCGGCTCCTACGATGCCGAGACGGGCCGCCGGTTGATCTCCGAATACTTCTTGATGATCCCCAAGAAGAACTCGAAATCCTCCATTGCGGCGGCCGTCATGCTGACCGCCCTGGTCCGCAACTGGCGGCTATCGGCCGAGTTCATCATCCTGGCCCCGACCAAGGAAGTCGCAGACAACTCCTTCAAGCCGGCCGCCGACATGGTGAAGTGCGACGAGGAGCTGAACGACCTGCTCCACGTCCAGGCCCACATCCGCACGATCACGCACCGGGAAACTGGAGCCACCCTCAAGGTGGTCGCTGCAGACGGCGACACGGTAGGCGGCAAGAAGGCGGTCGGTGTGCTGATCGACGAGGCCTGGCTGTTCGGCAAGAACGCCAAGGCTGAGGACATCATCCGCGAGGCTACCGGAGGGCTGGCCTCGCGGCCGGAGGGCTTCGTGATCTGGCTGACCACGCAGTCCAATGAGCCCCCGGCCGGAGTGTTCCGGCAGAAGCTGATGTACGCCCGGGGGGTGCGGGACGGCCGGATCGAAGACAAGCACTTCCTGGCGGTGATCTACGAGTTCCCGCAGTCGATGATCGACAGCGGGGCGGCCCGCCGGCTGGAGAACTTCCACCTGGTGAACCCGAACATCGACTACTCGGTCGATCGGGCTTTTCTCGAGCGCGAATTCCGCAAGGCCCAAGAGGCCGGCGAGGAATCGTTGCGCGGCTTTCTGGCCAAGCATCTGAACATCGAGATCGGCCTGGCCCTGCTGTCCGATCGCTGGGCCGGCGCCGATTACTGGGAGGTGCAGGCCGACGCCCAGGTGACGTTCGAGGAGATCCTCGCGCGCTGCGAAGTGGTTACGGTCGGCATCGACGGCGGCGGTCTCGACGACTTGCTCGGCCTGGCCGTGGTCGGCCGCGATCCGGACAGCCGTCGATGGCTCGCCTGGTGCCGAGCCTGGGCCCACCCCTCGGTGCTGGAGCGCCGAAAAGCGGAAGCGCCCCGGCTGCGCGACTTCGCGCGCGATGGCGACCTGGTGCTGGTCAAGCGGATCGGCGACGACGTCGATCAGGTGGCCGAGATCGTGGCTCAGGTGGCGGACTCCGGCCTGCTGGACAAGGTGGGCGTCGACCCGGCCGGCATCGGCGCCATTCTGGATGCGCTGCTCGAGCGCGACATCGAGCAGGAGCAGGTAGTTGGCGTCAGCCAGGGCTGGCGACTCGGCGGCGCGATCAAGACGACCGAGCGCAAGCTGGCCGAAGGCGGCCTGATTCACGCGGCACAGCCGCTGATGAATTGGTGCTGCGGCAACGCCCGGGTGGAGCCGCGCGGCAACTCGATCCTGATCACGAAACAAGCCAGCGGCTCGGCCAAGATCGATCCGCTGATGGCGCTCTTCAATGCCGTGTCCCTGATGGCTCTCAATCCTGAGGCTGCCGGCGGGTCGCGGGACTTCATGGCTGGCATCCGGGACCCCTTAATCGCATGAGTCCATTAATCGCTTTTCTGATCTGCGCCCTGGCCGGTTTCGCCTTGCTCTGCACCGGCGTGTTCGTGCTGGCTGGCACCGGGTGGGCGATGCTGGCCGGGGCCTTCTCGCTGTTCTGCGCCGCTGCGTTCATCCGCCGGGGTATGACCAGTGGCTAACTCTCTACTCAATGCGCTGCTGCTGGCCGCGGTGAAGCCCTCGAAGGTGTCCGGTAACGGCGCCGGCGGCCTCTTCTCTGCGCTCAAGGGAGGGAGTTCGACCAGCGGCAACACGGTCACCACGAACAGCGCGTTGAAGGTAGCGGCGGTCTGGTCCTGCGTCAGGCTGATCGCCGAGACAATCGCGACGCTCCCGCTGGGCATGTACCGCCGCCTGCCCGACGGTGGGCGGGAGGCGGCGAGCGACCACACCCTGCACGGCATCCTGGCCTTGTCGCCCAACGCCGAGATGACCTCGGTGGGGTTCTGGGAGGCGATGGTCGCGAGCATGTTGCTCTGGGGGAACGCCTACGCCCAGATCCACCGCTCCGGCGGCAGGGTGATCGGCCTCACCCTGCTGCTGGCGGACAAAATGGCCACGTCCTACGTCAAGGAGCGCGCCCAGCTCAAGTATGAGTACGCCTTCCCAGAGGGCGGCAAGCGCGAGCTGGCGGCTGACGAGGTACTGCACATCCCGGCGTTCAGTCTGGACGGTCTGCTGGGCCTGAGCCCGATCAGCTACGGCGCCAACGTGATCGGCGCGGCCCAGGGCGCGGACGACGCCGCCAGTGCCACGTTCAAGAACGGCCTGATGCCAACGGTCGCCTTCAAGGTCGACCGGGTGCTCAAACCGACCCAGCGGGAGGACTTTCGGCAGTACGTCGCCACTATCTCCGGCGCGCTGAACGCCGGCCGGGCTCCGGTGCTCGAGCAGGGCGTGACGCCCGAGGCGATCGGTATCAATCCGGCCGATGCCCAACTGCTGGAAAGCCGGGGATGGTCGGTGGAGGAGATCTGCCGCCTCTACCGTGTGCCGCCGTGGATGGTGGGTCATACCGAGAAGTCGACGAGCTGGGGCACCGGTATCGAGCAGCAGATGATCGGTTTCCTGACCTTCACCCTGGGCCCCTGGCTGCGCCGCATCGAACGCGGTGTCGGCAAGAAGCTGCTGCCGCCGCAGGAGCGGGGCACCTATTACGCCGAGTTCGCCCTGGAGGGGCTGCTACGAGCCGACAGTGCTGCCCGGGCGCAGTTCTACTCGACCATGACCCAGAACGGCATCTACACCCGCGACGACTGTCGGGTGCGCGAGAACCTGCCGCGGCGCGGTGGCAACGCCGACGTACTCACCGTGCAGACCAACCTGTCGCCCATCGACCTCCTGGGGCAAACGAGCGACGGCCAGGCCGCGCGAGCCGCCCTGCATAACTGGCTGAACGAACCCTCGCTCTCCAAGGAGTAACCATGCAGCTGAACATCGAGGCTGGCAGCATCCGCTGCGAGCTGAGCCCGCGTGCGCTCGAAAAATGGAACCCGGCCATCAAGGCCGCCGTCGAGAACACCGAGAGCACCATCACCATCTACGGGATCATCGGCGAGGACTGGTACGGCGAGGGCGTCACCGTCAAGCGCGTCGACGCTGCGCTGCGCGCCATCGGCGACAAGCCGGTCACCGTCTACCTGAATACCCCGGGCGGCGACATGTTCGAAGGCATCGCCATCTACAACCGCCTGCGCGAGCACAGCCAGAAGGTCACCACCAAGGTGCTGGGCCTGGCCGCCTCTGCCGGCTCTGTCGTGTTCCTGGCCGGCGAGGAACGCCAGGTGGCCAGCAGCGCGTTCCTGATGATCCACAACTGCTGGACCTGGCTCGCCGGGAATCGCCACGCCCTGCGCAAGGCCGCCGATGACATGGAGGAGTTCGACTCGGCCATGGCCGACCTCTACGCCGAGGCCAGCGGGCAGCCGGCGGAGGATATGGCCGACCTGATGGATGACGAGACCTTCATCCGCGGCAAGCGCGCGGTCGAGCTCGGCCTGGCCACCGGCCTGCTCACCGCCGACGAGGTGGTGGAGCGCGAGGACGAAACCGCCACTCAATCCAACGCCCTCAAGGCCATGGACAGGGCGCTGGCCAAGGCCGGCATGCCGCGCAGCGAGCGCCGCGAACTCTTCGCCCAGTTCAAGTCCAGCACGCCGCGCGCTGCTGGCGGGGACATGCCTCGCGCTGTCCCGACCGATATGCCCCGCGCTGTCGCTCCTGACCTGTCCGCGTCTCTCGACGCAGCAAACAGCATCCTCTCGCAACTTGGAGGCAAAAATGCCCAGCGAAAACTTTGAAACCCAGGTCAAAGAGCTCAACGCTTCTCTGACCAAGATCGGCGACCAACTCAAGGCCTCGGCCGAGCAGGTCGAGAAGGACATCAAGCGCACCGGCGAAATGAATGCCGAAACCCGTGCCAAGGTCGACGAGATGCTGACCAAGCAGGGAGAGCTGCAGGCCCGCCTGCAGGAGGCCGAGCAGAAGCTGATCCACGCCAACACCCCGCAAGCGCCAAAACCCGGCTTGACTGCCGGTCAGATGGTTGTGGCCAGCGCCGACATGGAAGGGGTCAATAGCAGCTTTCGCGGTGCGCGACGTGTCGCCGTTCCGCGCGCGGCGATCACCTCGATCGGCTCCGATACCAACCGCATCACCCCGGCCGAGCGCCGGCCAGAAATTGTCGCCGGCGCCACTCGCCGCCTGACCATCCGCGACCTGATCGCCCCCGGCCAGACCGGCGCCGGCGCCGTCGAGTACGTTCGCGAAACCGGCTTCACCAACAACGCCGCGGCAGTGGCTGAGGGGGGGCAGAAGCCGTACTCCGAAATCACTTTTGGTCTGGAAACCGCAAACGTGCGCACCGTCGCGCACCTGTTCAAGGGCTCGCGCCAGGTGCTGGACGACTTCGCCGCCCTGCAGAGCTACATCGACAGCCGCGCCCAGTACGGCCTGATGCTGGCCGAGGAAACCCAACTGCTGTTCGGTAGCGGCCTTGGCGCCAACCTGAAGGGGCTCGTGACCCTGGCCACCGCCTACGCGGCGCCGGCCGGCATCACCGTGACCGCCGAGCAGCACATCGACCGCCTGCGCCTGGCTCTGCTGCAGGCCGAACTGGCCGAATTCCCGTCCGACGGCATCGTGATCAACCCGATCGACTGGGCCGGCATCGAGATGATCAAGGATGCGAACAACAACTACATCATCGGCAAGCCGCAGGACGGCACGGCGGCACGGCTGTGGAACCGTCCGGTGGTGGCTACCCAGTCGATGACCCAGAACGACTTCCTGGTCGGCGCCTTCCAGCTCGGCGCCCAGATCTACGACCGCCAGGAGGCGGAAATCGTCATCTCCACCGAGAACGACAAGGACTTCGAGCTGAACCTGGTATCGATCCGTGCCGAGGAGCGCCTGGCCTTTGCGATCTATCGCCCGGAAGCCTTCGTGACCGGCGAGCTGACCGTGACCCCGTAACCCTTGATTGGCCGACCTCCATTGCGAGGTCGGCCATGGAGGCTCTATGCAACTGACCGCACTGCGGCCCTTCCTGCATGGCCGCAAGGTACTGCGCGTCGGGGAACGCTTCGACGCCGATCCGCTGCACGGGCGGGAGCTGATGGCAAGAGGCTTGGCCAAAGAGGTGATCCATGACAGTCCTGACCCTGGAAGACGCGAAACTGCACCTGCGCCTGGAGACCGGCGACACCGCCGAGGACGCGCAGCTGCAGGGCCTGATTGACGCTGCCGTCGATTACGCCCGCCAGTTCCTGAACCGCCCGATCCCGTGGGCGGGCGATGACGGTACCGAAATTCCGCTGCCGGCCTCCGTGCGGGCGGCCATCCTGCTGATCCTGGGCGACCTCTACGAGAACAGGGAAGGGCAGATCGTCGGCACCATCCGCGCCGACAACCCGGCCGTCGAGCGGCTGCTGCATTTCTACCGCGTAGGACTGGGCGTATGAGGGTTGGCTCGCTCCGCCACCGCCTTACCTTCCAGCGCCGCCAGACCGGCACCGACGACTTTGGCCAGCCGCTGCCTGGCTGGGAGGACATCGCCACCGTCTGGGCCTCGATCGAGCCGATCAGCGGGCGCGAGCTGCTGGCGGCCCAGCAGACCCAGGGCGAGATCACCCACCGCATCCGCTGCCGCTACCGCGACGGACTGAGCACGGCCAGCCGGGCGCTGTTCAAGGAGCGGGTGTTCGACCTGCAAAGCGTCATCAACCCCCGCGAGCTCAATGCCTCGCTGGAGATCCTGGCAAACGAGGGACTCACCGATGGCTGACGAAATCCAGATGCATGGCCTGCAGGAACTCAAGGCCACCCTGAAAGACCTCCCCGACCGCCTGGGCGCGAAGGTGGTGCGCGGTGCGCTGCGCGCCTCCGCCCAGGTCATCCGCAAGGAGGCGCAGGCCCGTGTGCCGGTCCTCAAGGAGCCGGACCCGCGGCGCAAGCCGGGCACGGTCCGCAAGGCCGTCCAGGTGCGGCGCTCGAAAAAGGACCAGTACGGCGTGTTCGTCGGCGTCAAGCCGCTCGGCGGCAAGCAGCTCAGGGACTTCAAGGCCAGCGGCGGCAAGTCGCAGAACAACCCGGACGATCCGTTCTACTGGATCTTCCTGGAGTTCGGTACCGCCAAAATGCCGGCCGCGCCGTTCCTGCGGCCCGCCTTCGAGACCCAGCACCCGGCCGCCCTGCGCCGCTTCGAAGAATACGCCCAGCAGCGGGTGGTCAAGGAGGCCGAGAAGCTGGCCCGCGAGAAGGGGATGCGATGATCGAAGCCGACCTGCGTACCGCGCTGCTGGCTTCCGCCGCCGTCACCGCACTGGTCGACCAGCGGGTGGCAGCCGGCGTGTTGCCCGAGGGCGAGGTACGCCCCTACATCACCTACACCCTGGTCGCCGGGCAGCGCCTGGGCTCGCTCAGCAGCTCGGGAGCCACCCGACAGGCCCGCATGCAGCTCAACTGCTTCTCCGCGAACTACGGCCAGGCCAAGGTGATTGCCGAGGCCGCCCAGGACGCCCTCGAGGCGTCGCCGCTGTTCGAGGCCGTGTTCAACGGCGACCAGGACACGTATGACCCGACAGCCAAGCTGCACGGCGTCATCCTCGACTACTCGCTCTGGCAGTCGCCCGCTTAACCCATTGCCCCGCCGTCGCGGGGCTTTTCATGTGGAGAGCCCATCATGGCCCGCAAAAGCCGCGCCGTGTCCTCGCAGGGCACGCGATTTTTCATTCAGCAAGCCGCCGCTGCCGGTACGCCGGTCACCCTCACCGGCATCAGCAAAGCCGCCAAGGCCGTGCTGACCTTCGCCAGCCATTCGTTCGTGGTCGGCGATGTCCTGACGATTGCCGGCGTCACCGGCATGACCCAGATCAACGGCCTTTCGGGTGTCGTCGGCGCGGTGACGGCCACCACCGTGACCCTGGAGAACATCGACTCCGGCGGCTTCACCGCCTACACCAGCGGTGGCACCGCCACCCCGGCGACCTTCATCGAAACCGACCAGCACAAGAGCTACTCGGGCTTCGATGGCCAGGCCTCGGAGATCGACACCACCACCCTCGTTTCCGAGGCACGGGAGAAGTCCCTGGGCCTGCAGGACTTCGGCGGCATGTCGGTCGACCTGCACTATGTCGAGGACGACGCCTTCCAGGTCGAGGCCAAAGTGGCCAAGGCCGACGGCGAGCCGCGCTGGTTCCGGCTGATCAAGAAGAACGGCTATCGCAAGCTCTGGCAGGGCTACGTGCGCAGCCTGTCCGACGCCGGCGCGGTGGATGGCACCAACGCCGGCAGCCTGTCCGTGACCATTACCGGCGCCGTCTACGAGGTGAAATGATGCTGACCCGCGAGCAGATTCTGGCCGCTGCCGACCGCCCGCAGAAGGTGATCGACGTCCCCGAGTGGGGCGGGGAGGTCACGATCACCGGCCTGTCCGTGCGGGGCCGGGCGGAGTACATCGCCGAGATGTCGGCCCTCTCCCAGCAGGAGGGCGGCGCCGTCCGCGGCATGGCCAATGTCCAGCTGCGCCTGATTGCCGTGTCGATCACCGACCCGGCCGGCACGCCGTTGTTCACCCCGGACGATATCGAGGCACTGGCCGGCAAGTCGCCCGCGGTCATCGGGCGCCTCGCCGATGAGGCCACCCTGCTGAACAAGTTCGTCGTCGCTGCCGTCGAGGCCGACGCAAAAAACTGAGGTGCCGGCCGGAGCGGTTCTTCCTGTTCCGGCTGGCCCGTGACCTCGGTACCACCGTGCACGACCTGGAGCGACGCCTGAGCTCGGCGGAGTTCGTCGAGTGGCAGGCCTTCTACCAGGTCGAGTACGAAATCCAGACCGACACCCTGCCGCCCCTCGAAGTCGAGGACGCCGACGAACACTCGGCGGCCATCGATAGGCTGTTTTAGGAGCCGCCATGGCACTCGGAACCCTGACGATCGACATCGCCGCGAACGTGGCACGCCTGACCTCCGACCTCGGCAGGGCGGCTCGGATCAGCGAGCAGCATGCCGAGGACATGCGGCGTCGCTGGGAGCGGGCCAGCCAGCTGCTCGGCACGGCGGTGTCGGCCATCGGTACCGGCGCCTTCGCCGCCTGGATCAAGTCCAGCGTTGAGGCCACCGCGCAGCTCGGGCAGCTGGCCCAACTGGCCGGCATCTCCACCACGGAGTTCCAGCGCTTCGCCGCCGGGACCCGGACGGTCGGCGTTGAGGGCGAACAGCTCGCCAGCATCCTCAAGGATGTCAACGACAAGGTCGGCGACTTCCTGGTCACCGGTGGCGGGGAGATGGCCGACTTCTTCGAGAAGATCGCCCCCAAGGTCGGCGTGACCGCCGAGCAGTTCCGCAACCTGAGCGGACCGCAGGCGCTGCAGCTGTACGTCGATACCCTGGAAAAGGCCGGCGCCAATCAGCAGGAGATGACCTTCTTCCTGGAGTCGCTGGCCGACGATGCGACCCTGCTGCTACCGCTGCTCAGCAACGGCGGCAAGGCGCTCAAGGGCTTCGCCGACGAGGCCAGCAATCTGGGTCTGGTGCTCTCGGAGGACCAGATCCAGAACGCCGACCAGTTCAACCAGGACCTTGGCCTGCTCGGCCAGGTAGCCTCCGCGGCTGGCCAGAAGATCGTCGGAGAGCTGGTCCCGGAGCTCTCCAAGCTCACCCAGGCGCTGCGTGACCCGGAAACCGCCAAGGCGGCCGCGTCACTGGCCAAGGCGGTCATGGGCTCGTTCTCGGCGATCACCGAGGGCGCCCGCGAGACGGTCCGGTTCATCGAGTGGGCGGCCGAGTCCGCTGCCGCCTTCATGAACGGCGCCGCCGCCGACGACATCGTGCGGCTCGAGGATCAGCTGGAGCGGCAGAAGCAGGCGCTGGCCGACTACCGGCAGATGCTGGAAAGTCCGCTGGCCCGCGAGGGCCTGCAGGCGGAGCTGCTCTCCGGCAAAACGGAGGAGCAGTTCAAAGCTGAAATCGCGGCGACCGAGGCCCAGATCGAGGCGTTCCGCAAATCCCAAAGCGAAAAGCCGCCGGTGGTGATACCGGTCGAGCCCGCCAGCAAAGACGACAAGGCCACCGGTACAGGTACGGGTACAGGCAAGGGCCTTGGCCTGGCCTCGAAAGAGGCCGAAGAGGCGGCCAAGAAGGCCGCGGAAGCGGCGAAGCGCTCGGCGGAAGCGATCAAGTCGCAGGTCGCTGCGCTGCAACTGCAGGCTGCCACTCTCGGCATGACCGCGGCCGAGGCCACGCTCTACAAGCTGCGCCTGGACGGCGCGAGCGAGGCCCAGCTCGAGCTGGCCGGCCAGGCGCTGAAGTCCACGGAAGCCTTCGAGGCGCAGAAAAAAGCGCTGGAAGAGCGTACCGCCCTGGTCGAACGGATCGCCCAGGTGGACGAAGCCAGCTGGTCGGACGCCTCGCGTTCCCTGCTGGCCTACCAGCAGCAGGTGGAAACCCTGCGTGCCGGCGTGCTGGCCGGTGTGATCAGCGAAGAGCAGTCGGAGCGCATCATCGCCGGGCTCGAGGAGCAGGCCGCTGCGGCGGAGAAGTCGGCGGATCAGATGACCGTGTTCATGGACCAGGCCGCCCGCAACATCCAGGACGCCTTTGCCGACTTCCTGTTCGATCCGTTCGCCGAAGGCATGGACGGCATGCTGGTCGGCTTCGGCACGATGGTGCAACGCATGGCTGCCGAGGCGGCGGCGGCCGACCTGGCGAACCTGATGTTCGGCGCCGCCAACACCGGCGGCAAGCGCTCCGGTGGCTGGATCAAGGCCGGTGTCGACTGGCTCGGCGGCCTGTTCGCCAACGCCAAGGGCAATGCCTTTGCCGGCGGCAGCGTGATCCCCTTCGCCCAGGGCGGCGCCTTCACCAACAGCATCGTGAACAAGCCGACCCTGTTTCCGTTCGCCAAGGGCACCGGGCTCATGGGCGAGGCCGGCCCTGAGGCGATCATGCCGCTGACCCGATCCAGCGACGGCTCGCTCGGGGTGCGGATGGTCGGCGGAGGCGGCGGGGGGCAGGCCGTGAGGATCAGTGTGGTGATCAACATCCAGTCGGACGGATCGGTGAATACCGAGGCCAATAGCCAGGCTAGTCAGCAGTTCGGCGCCGAGATCGGCCGCTATGTCGAGCAGCGTTACAGGCAGCTGCTTGCCAGAGATCTGCGGGTGGATGGCGCCATTGGGCGACACCTAAGCGGCAGGAGGTAGCATGCCCATCGAAACCTTCGCCTGGTCGCCGCTGAAAGAGCCCCAGGGCGACATCACCCACCGCACTCGCTCGGCCCAGTTCGGCGATGGCTATGCCCAGGTGGTCGGCGATGGCCTCAACAACAAGCAGCAGTCCTGGCCGCTGACGTTCACCCGAAAGACGACGGATGCCCAGGCCATCCTCGACTTCTTCGACCGCCACGCCGGCTACCGCGCTTTCCTCTGGACGCCGCCGCTTGGCCAACTGAGCTTGTGGCGCGTCACGAAGCACAGCCTGCGCCCGCTGGGCGGCGGCCTCTACACCATCGCGGCCACCTTCGAGCAGGCATTCCATCCCGCCGCCGGCGATCAGGTATCAGGCTCCTCGAGCGAGGCAGTAATCATCAACTCCGCGGCAATCGTTCTGGAGTAACCCATGGCGAAACAAACCATCAACCTCGGCGCCACGCCGGACGGGGCCGGGGGAGATACCGCGCGCACGGCCTTCGAGAAGACCCAGGCCAACGTCGACGAGCTGTACGGGCTGGCAGTCATCGAGCGCGGGAGCAACAGCAACGGCTCGTACGTGCGGTTTTCCGATGGCACGCAGCTCTGCATGACCAAGGTCACATGGCCTCAGCATTCGGGGGGAGGGGTTCAGAGTTCGGCCAGCATTCAGAACGCCGCCTCTTTCGTGGGTCAGGTGTATTCCTTCCTGAGCCAGGACAGCGCCTGGGGTCAAAATGTAAGCCACTGGATGGAGGGTCAGAGCAGTAACGGGGCCATGGTCTACGCCAGGAACGACCATACGGACCCCTTGGACATCACTCTCTTCTGGTTCTCGACAGGACGCTGGTACTGAGGCTTCTATGCGCATCAATTTTTCTCCAGTCCGTAGCGACACGGTTCTGACGGCCACCAAGAGTGGCGACATCCTGACCGTCAACGGGGCGGCCTTCGATTTCAGCCAGCTCCCCGACGGTGCAACCTTGCCGGCCGAGGCCATTGGCAGCCCCCTGTTCTGCGGTCCTGTCGAGCGGGTCGGCGGCGAGCTGCATGTCACCTTGCTGTTACCCCATGGCCCTAATCCCTCCCAGGCGCAGGCCTTCCCTCAGCCGATCACCGTGACGGCCGATGGGCAGATCCCCCTGCCGGCTGGCGTAGCCGAAGAGGGGCAGTCCGCATGATCGACTGGAGTCAGATGAAAACCGCCGAGCAGAAGGCCGCCGAGGCCGCGACGGCCGAGCAGGGCCGTATCAATGCAGCCGCGCGCGCCTACCTGACGAGCACCGACTGGTACATCCTGCGCCTGCAGGAAACGGGCGAGCCGGTGCCGCCCGATGTGCTGGAGCAGCGGGCTGCGGCGCGCGCGCAGGTGGTCGAATGATCACCGCCGACGTCCAGCTGCTGGAGCCCGGCAGCGAGATCCGCCTGTTCGAGGTGGACTGCACTGCCTTTGGCGGTGTCCTGCTGCGTTTCCACGGGCACAACATTCCGCACACGCCGACGGAGCTGGCGGCGTTCGCCGGGGAGTCCGATGAGCTGCCGGCCAAGTCCATTTGGTGGCAGGGCGCCGAGTATTCGGCCTGGCCGGTAGAGGTCGAGGGCCTGGAGGTCACCGGCGATGGCCGCGCGCCGACCCCTACGCTGAGCGTCGGCAACATCGGCGGGAGCATCAGCGCCCTGTGCCTGCAGCTCGACGACCTGCTGCAGGCCAAAGTGATCATCCGCGAGACCTTCGCCCACTACCTGGACGCGGACAACTTCGAGGGCGGCAATCCGCAGGCCGACCCCTCCCAAGAGAAAGTCGAGACCTGGTACATCGACCAGAAGACCAGCGAGACGGGGGAGGCCATCGAGTTTGCCCTGTCCTCGCCGGCGGACCTGCAGGGCCAAATGATCCCGGCCCGGCAGATCCACAGCCTCTGCCACTGGGCGCTGTGCAACGAGTACCGCGGCGTCGACTGCGGATACACCGGCGGCCCGGTCTCGACCGAGGACGGGACGCCGACCGACAACCCGGCGCTGGACCGGTGCGGCGGGCTGCTGAGCGACTGCAAGGCGCGCTTCGGCGATAACGAGCCGCTGAGCTTCGGGGGCTTCCCGGCCTCTTCGCTGATTCGGGGGTGAGGATGGAGCAGCACCTGATCGATGCCATCTGCGCCCATGCGGCGGCGGAGTATCCGGCCGAGTGCTGCGGCCTCCTGGTGCTGATCGCCGGTCGGCCGCAGTACATCCTCTGCCGCAATATCAGCAGCGAGCCGGGCGACCACTTCGAGCTGGCCCCCGAGGACTACGCGGCCGCCGAGGACCTGGGGGAGATCGTCGGCATCGTCCACTCGCACCCGGACGCGACCAGCCGGGCCTCGCCGGCGGATGCCGCCCTGTGCAACGCCGGCGACGTGCCTTGGCACATCCTCAGCTGGCCGGAGGGCGACCTGAATACCATCAGGCCGGCGCCGGTCCCGCTGCTGGGCCGCGAGTTCGTGCACGGCGTGCAGGATTGCTGGCAGGTCTGCGCGGACTGGTACCGGCGGGAATGGGGCTTGGAGTTTCCAGACTACGAGCGCGCCGACCGCTGGTGGGAAGACACCCAGGGCGAAAGCCTCTACGAGGCACGCTACGGGGCTGCCGGCTTCTATCGAGTCGACACACCACAGCGCGGCGACATGATCGTGATGCGGATCGGCCGCACCGCGCACCCGAACCATGCCGGCATCTACTTGAGCGACAACCCCAGTCTGCGAGGCGAAGCGGCACAGGTATTCGGCCCCGGCCCGTTCCTGCTCCACCACCTGTACGGGCGGCGCTCGGAGATCATCGTGGTCGGCGGGCAGTGGCTGGAGCGGACGGCGCTGATCCTGCGGCACAAGCATTCACAGACAGCGGCAGGGCCGCGGGAGGAAATATGAGCGAACCATTCATCGTCCATAGAGGGAAGGTATATATCAACCAGGCGGAAGTGGAGGATGGCTCGGTCTCAAGCTACAAGCCGATAGCAAATCAAGATCCATATCAACCCGCCATCGCCTGGCGCCGGGGATTGGCGAATCTGCCAAGTCGTGATCCGGTAGAGGTTGATGTCATGGACGGGCGCGCCGAGTATGTGTTCAGCGGCCCGTATCACCTTGCCGAAGGAGCATCTATCGTGGTGCGCGACGGTAAGGTGTTGTGGAGTGGTGGAAAGTCACGACCTAGCCAAGATGGCTGAATGCTCGCGCAAGGTCTCCTTTGGCGTTGCTGTGCTGGTAGTTTTCTGCCTGTATTAAGCCAACCTCTCCGCCGGCCCCACTAAGCGCTCGCATCACCTCATCGAATCTGAGTTCGGCCACGAAGGTGATAATCCCGCGCGCCTCATCAATGCCGTTAACGGATATCTCGGATGCTTTTGCGATCACTTCGGGACTTGCCGTGACAAGCACATAAGGGAATTGCGTCTGACCTTCTCTCATCTAGACCTCCTCGGTCACTGTTGCGCCATCTGGCGCGATTCCCAGTCCTTGGGTTGCGGCCAAGGATCGGGGGTTTCCTTTGAGCCATACGCACTTGCGCAGGTCGTCAACAACCCGCTTCGGCGGGTTTTTCGTTTCCGGAGAACGTTATGGCCGCTTCGGCTCTAGAACACCAGCCTCTGACCACCGTCCGTTTGTACGGCGCCTTGCGCCGGTTCGGCCGCGAGTTTCGGCTCGCCGTCGCCAGCCCGGCCGAGGCCATCCGGGCGCTGTGCGTGCAGATCCCCGGCTTCGAGCGCTTCCTGGCCAACAGCAAGCAGCAGGGCCTGACCTATGCCGTGTTCAACGGCCGGCGCAACATCGGCGAGGAGGAGCTGCAATTCGGTGCTCGCGACGAGATCCGCATCGCCCCGGTCATCATCGGCAGCAAGAGCGGGGGGATCTTCCAGACCGTACTCGGCGTGGCGCTGATCGCGGCGTCCGCATTCATGCCGGCCGCGGCCCCGGCGGCACTGACCGGAGCCCTGGCGAGCACCGGTGCCTCCATGGCCATCGGCGGCGTCATCCAGATGCTCAGCCCGCAAGCACGGGGGATCGGTGCCCGCGAAGACCCGGACAACAAGCCCAGTTACGCCTTCGGCGGCCCGGTGAATACCACCGCCCAGGGCAACCCGGTCGGCGTGCTGTACGGCCGGCGCCGCATCGGCGGGGCGATCATCTCCGCCGGCATCCACGCGGAAGACCAGATGTAACTGGACAAAAAGTAAGGATTAATGGCATCGCTTTGCCATCCTAGGAAAATACTAAGTAAGCGCCGAGTGCGCTTTTTTTTCGCCTACAGAAAAGCAAAACCCCCGATAGCTGGCCGGCTTCGGGGGTTTTTCATTCATACCCCATGAAGAGAGCATGAGGAGAACGTGATTGGATTTTAGCCCATGGGTACAGCTCATGAAAGACATCGTGGAGAAGCACGGCCTTTGGCAGATGGTTGCGGCGACGTGGGCAGTAGGCCTACTGGTCGTCCTGATGATTCTGGTGTGGAGGCTTCCGGAGAACCTGGCCGCCGTTTCAACCTTTCTTTCGATCTCGGCGTCGTGATCGTGGTCTGCAACGGCTTTGCCAGGCCATAGTCGATGGAGATGATGCCGAAAACGGAAAAATCGTACGCTTAACCTCGAACCGTAATTTCGCTATCAAGGTAGCATTGCTTTAATAGTTATGGCGTAACCAATTAGGTCTGACAAATCATTGTCATCATACATTTCAATCTTTGCGGTTAGTAAAGCAATTCCGCGAAGAGATGACTCTGTTACTTCTCCGCTCCTGGGTAGTAACAGTTCAGCTATAGCTGAAGCGCTTAATCCTGACCCGGAAAGCGCGTCAAATAAGGAAAGTCGTAGTTTAAAAAGTCCATAATTTGAATTTATAGCTATGCCTATACCATCTTTAATGATTTGTGCTCTGTCAATGTTATTGATTTGCATAGAAATCCTTAGCTTAGTAGACAAGGCTGCGCCGTTGTCTAACCTGCTTGCTGAGTCAGCTATTCTTTGGCCAGCTACTCCAGATCTGCAGAGCAAAGCTAAGCACAAGAAGGGCGATTCCAATCTTTGTGCGTAGCGACTGGGCCAGAAGACCCTGCACATTTGGGTCATTAAGCATCACTTCAGGATTGATGTCTCCCATCTTTGGAAAGCCGATCTCGATAGCTTGCGACTTCGTCAGCCATACATTTGACGCCATCAGCAGAGCCCCGGCGAGACCAAAGAATGCCCCGAGCGTGCCGGACCAAGGGGAGACATAGTTGATAAGGTCGAAGATGGGCATGGCCACTCCTTGGTTGATTGGGTTATTCCTTGCTCGGTGATTCCGGCTGCTGCTGATGTTCTCTCTCGTGAACGGCTCTCAGCTGATCCTGCAGGGCCGCCATTTGCGCCTGAACCTCGGTTAGTGCGCCGATGAGCTGGACAGAGGAGGTGTAGCTGCTGTCTGGCGATATCTGCTCATCCAGAACGACGAACGATTCGCGTGCCGACTCAAAGCTGGCTTCCAGGCGCGCCACGATCTCCGCGTTGAGGGAGCGGTGGCTGTCTGCTGCTGCCTGATCTATTCGCGCCTTCAGCCCAGCCGGGAGGCGCAGCTTGAACTGCGGGTCTGTCTGTTTCATGCGGCGGAATTTAGGACCATATTGGTTCTTGACGCAATGGACCTGTTAGGTCCATTATTTGTTCGGACCATTTAGGTCCGCAAATTGGCGAGGAAATCATGAGAAACCAAGCAGCACAAGTGAAGATTAGGGTGCCGTCGGGGCTTAAGGCATGGCTGGAGCGAAAGTCTTCGCAAGAAGAGCGCAGCCAGAATTGGCTGATTGGGAAAATCTTGGAAAAGGCGATGCAGGAAGATGAGCAACGCGAGCAGGCAACAGCCTGAAATGAAAAAGCCCCAGCGTGTACGAGACGCCAGGGCTTCGGAAGACAACGTCAAACCTGAGCAGGAAATGAACGTCATGAGCAAGAATAGCACAGCAGCAGCCAAGATCATCCCCTTCGACTTCGGCAAGAAGCCGGTGCGCGCCATGCTGATCGATGATCAGCCGTGGTTCGTCGCTAACGACGTAGCCGCGGTCCTCGAATACAGCGAAGCATCCGCTATGACTCGTCATCTCGACGATGACGAACGGGGTCTGTCAATTGTGCAGACCCCCTCCAGCAATCAGCATGGCGAGTTTGGAACCGTCGATCAGCAAATGCTGGTCATCAACGAGTCCGGCCTCTACTCGGCGATCCTTCGCAGTCGAAAGGCAGAAGCAAAGCGCTTCAAAAAGTGGGTCACCGCCGAAGTTCTTCCAGCGATCCGCAAGCACGGCCGGTACGAAGACGTCGGCGGCAAGATGGGCACTTTGCTCGACGCAGCCATCGGCGTTACCGAGTTGACCGCCCTCAACGGTGTGATCCGCCAGAAAGCGGCCATCGTTCGGAAGGACCGTCGGCGCAGCTTCATCCACACGATGCACAGTCGCCTGCACACCCGGTTCAATGTGCCGCGCACTGAGCTGATCTTGGCGAAGGACTTCGATGCCGCCTGCAATTTCGTCGCGGCCTACGCCATCGAGGGCGAGTGGATCGAGCGCGAAAAGCCGGTGGAAGCAACTCGCCTCGACATCCACTTCCCGGTCGACTATTTGTCCGGCCGCCGGCCAGGGATGCAGCACCACCGCAACGAGCACACCGATTTCCTGGATGTTTATCCGTTGGATCTTGTCGATCCGGCCGAATCTCCTTGCGAGCTGATCCTGACCAGGTTGACCAGGGCCGGCTATGAAGTTGCCGCCGCCTGGTGGGAAGTCCGCACCTATCGCAACAAGCTGGCTCAAATGCACCGCGTGATTGAAAGCCTCAGACGCAACTTTGAGTCGCCACAGCAATACGTCATCAAAAAACCCGACCTGATCTAGCCCGCTGAACCACAAGCCCGCTGCCGGCCACCGCCGGCCAAGACGGCCTAACCAAAACTAAGAGCCCCGCTTCGGCGGGGTTTTTGTTCACTGATGCCCAGCCCTGCGCTGGGCTTTTTTGTTCCCGCAGGAAACCCCATGAGCGCAGTCCAGATCCGTGGCCGCAAGGCCGGCGCGTCGAGCCCCCGTCAGCCGAAGGAGGCCCCGGACGATATCCAGTCCACCGCCTACGCCAAGATCCTGCTGGCTCTGGGAGAGGGCGAGTTCGCCGGCGGCCTCACCGCCAAGGACATCTACCTCGACGGCACGCCCATCGAGGCTGCCGACGGCACTCAGAACTTCAGCGGCGTCAGCTGGGAGTTCCGCCCAGGTACGGTGGAGCAGACGCACATCGCCGGGATGCCGAGCGTCGACAACGAGCTCGCCGTCGGCATCGAGCTGCGCAGCGACACGCCCTGGGTACGCGCCGTCACCAATACCCAGCTCTCCGCGGTGCGGATCCGCCTGGCCTGGCCGGCCCTGCAGCAGCAGAAGGACAACGGCGACATCGTCGGCTACCGGATCGACTACGCCCTCGACGTGGCGACCGACGGCGGTGCCTACCAGCAGGTGGCGACCTATACCCTCGATACCAAGACCACCAGCCTCTACGAGCGCAGCCACCGTATCGACCTGCCGGCGGCCACCAGCGGCTGGCAGATCCGTGTGCGCCGGCTGACCGCCAACCAGGACAACAACAAGGTCGCCGACACCATGCGCGTGCAGGCGCTCACCGAAGTCATCGACAGCAAGCTGCGCTATCCCAACACCGCGCTGCTGTTCGTCGAGTTCGACGCCTCGCAGTTCCAGAACATCCCGCAGATTGCCGTGGAGACCCGCGGGCGGGTGGTCCGAGTGCCGAGCAACTACGACCCGGAAACCCGCGCCTACACCGGCATCTGGGACGGCACCTTCCAGTGGGCCTGGACCGACAATCCGGCCTGGGTCTGGTACGACATCGTGCTCTCCGAGCGCTTCGGCCTGGGCCGTCGGATCGGCGCCGCGCAGGTCGACAAATGGAACCTCTACCAGATCGCCCAGTACTGCGACCAACGGGTACCGGACGGGAAAGGGGGCCAGGAGCCGCGCTTCACCTGCAACGTGTATTTCCAGAGCCGCACCGAGGCCTGGACCGTGCTGCGCGACCTGTCGGCGATCTTCCGCGGCATGAGCTACTGGGCGAACTCGCAGATGGTCGCCATGGCCGACATGCCGCGCGACATCGACTATGTCTATACCCGGGCGAACGTCATCGATGGGCGCTTCGTCTACGCCTCGGCCTCCGAGAAGACCCGCTACAGCCAGGCGCTGGTCAGCTACGACAATCCGGACAACGGCTACCAGAGCGAGGTGGAGCCGGTCTCCGACACTGCCCTGGTGCGCCGCTACGGGGTCAACCAGCTCGAGCTGACCGCCATCGGCTGTACCCGGCGCAGCGAAGCAAATCGCCGCGGACGCTGGGCGCTGCTGACCAACCGTCGCGACCGCACGGTAAGCTTCAGCGTGGGCCTGGACGGACAGATCCCGCTGCCGGGCCGGATCATCGGCGTGGCCGACGAGCTGCTGGCTGGTCGTCCGCTGGGTGGCCGCATCGCCGCCGTGTCGGGCCTGCAGATCACCCTCGACCGCGATACCCAGGTGCTACCCGGCGACCGGCTGGTGCTCAACCTGCCCAGCGGCAAGGCCGAAGGCCGCACCGTGGAAAGCGTGGCTGGGCGCGTGGTGACCGTCACCACTGCCTACAGCGAGACCCCGAGGGTCCAGGCTGTCTGGACGATCGATGCCGTCGAGCTGGTCACCCAGCAGTTCCGGGTGATGGGCATCGGTCGTCCGAAGCCGGGGATCTACGAGATCACCGCCATCCAGCACGACCCGGGCAAGTACGCCGCGGTGGACACCGGGGCGCGCCTCGAGGAACGGCCAATCTCGGTGATTCCGCCGGGCGTGCAGGCGCCGCCGACGGGCGTCACGATCGACAGCTACACCCGCGTCGACCAGGGCCTCGCCATCACCACGATGCGGGTTTCATGGGCTTCGGCAGTCGGCGCGGTCGCCTACACCGCGGAGTGGCGCAAGGACAGCGGCGACTGGGTATCGGTGCCGCGGACCTCGGCGCTCGGCTTCGAGGTCCGCGGCATCTACGCCGGCCGCTACCTCGTGCGCGTGCGGGCGATCAATGTCATGGAGGTGGCCTCGGCGCTGGCCTACAGCGCCGAAACCGAGCTGACCGGCAAGACCGGCGCGCCGCCGGCGGTGGCCTACCTGACGGCCACGCCGCTGGTGCTCGGCATCCGGCTCGACTGGGGCTTTCCGGAAGGCGCCGAGGACACCCAGCGCACCGAGATCCAGTACCACACGACGCCGGCCGAGGAGGGCGCCCTGCACCTGGGCGACTATGCCTACCCGACCAACAGCCACACGCTGACCGGCCTGTCGGCGGCCGTCACGCTGCATTTCCGGGCGCGCCTGGTGGACCGGAGCGGCAACCTCGGGCCGTGGTCGGACTGGGTGATGGGGCAGTCGAGCGCCGCCGCTACCGAGATCCTCGGCTATCTGGCCGACCAGATCGGCGAGACCGAGCTGGCCCAGCAGTTGGCCGAGCGCATCGATCTGATCGACGGCCCCGCCGGCCTACCGGGATCGGTCAACGAGCGGCTGAACCAGGCCACGAGCGCGCTGCAGGAGCAGATCGATACCGTTGCCGAGCAGGCCGGTGCCATCGAGTACGACCCGGACTCGACCTATGTCGAGGGAGACACGGTCAGATCGGGGAAGCGCTTGTACCAGGCCGTCCAGGACGTGCCGGTCAACAGCTCGCCACCCAACGCCACGTACTGGCTGGATATCGGCCAGGTGGTCAGCGATGCGAATGGCCTGGCCACCCGGGTCACGCAGACCGAGACGCGGCTGGACGCAGCCGAGGACGAGCTGATCGCCCAGGCCAGTACGCTGGATGGCGTCCAGTCGACGCTGAATGGCAAGGCTGACGCTTCGGCCGTTACGGCTCTGGACACCCGGGTCAGCGCTGCGGAGGACGAGATCACCAGCCAAAGCAGCGCCATCACGGGCTTGCAAAACACCGTAGCGGGCAAAGCCGATGCCTTGGCCGTGAGCGTCCTGAGCACTCGGGTCACCGCGGCAGAGGATGAGATCAGCAGCCAGAGCGGTGCGATCACCAACCTGCAGAGCACCATGGCGAACAAGGCGGAGGCCTCTGCCGTGACCGCTCTGGACACGCGAGTCACCGAGACGGAGGAGGATATCCAGGCCGTCAGCGAAAAGACGGACGGCGTGTACGCGCAGGTCAACCCACCCATGGCCGGCTCTACGATGCAGATGGCGGGCTCCACGACGGTGATGGCGGGGGTCTGGTCGATCCAGTCTGCGGCGGCTTCCGACACCCTGGCGGTGGCCAAGCGGGTGGACCAGGCCGATGCGGCCATCGGCGCGGTTTCGGCAGCCTTCCAGTCCGAAACGGAGGCCCGAGCCGATGCGGTCAGCGCGCTGTCGTCGCGGATCGACACGGTGCAGGCAGTGGCCGGGAGCAACTCGGCGGCGATCCAGCAGACCAGCGAGGCTTTGGCGACTCTGGATGGCGAGCTGTCGGCGATGTGGAGCGTCAAGCTCGGCATCACCCAGGACGGCCAGTACTACGCCGCCGGCATGGGCATCGGCATCGAAAACACCCCGGAAGGGATGCAGAGCCAGGCTCTGTTTCAGGCTGATCGCTTTGCCGTCATCAACGTCGAGAACGGCCAGATCACCACGCCCTTCGTGATCCAGGGCGGCCAGGTGTTCATCAACTCGGCAATCATCGGTGACGGCACCATCGACATGGCCAAGATCGCCACGGCCCTGCAGTCGACAAACTACGTCGCGGGCCAGACTGGATGGAGACTGGGCAAGGATGGCATGTTTGAAATCAACGGCAGCGTAGGGGGGCAGGGGCACACGCTCATAAATAACAGCGGATTCTATGTCTACGACTCCAATAATACCCTGCGGGTCGAGCTGGGGGCCTTGTCATAATGTTCGGGCTCAAGGTTTACGATGAAAGCGGGACAGTGATCCTTAACTCGGCTGACTTCACCTACGAAGTCATATTCAATACAACTCTGGACTGGACCGGTATCAACTTTGATGCGGAAGTCTCCTACACAGTTAGCGGGTTCGATCCATCCACCTGCGTGTTCTGCATCTTCTTGGAGACGCCGGGCGCATATGATCCGGAAGACGGATACGGAGTTCCGCCCCTCCCGTATATTTATCCGGTCACGTCCAATGTGATTACGTTGCGTCGCTCCACGCCGGGCAATACGTCCACCAAAAGCTACGCCAATGGCGTCTATCGCTTGATCGCCTTCAGGATGCTCTGATGTTCGGACTTCGGGTGACCAATAATAGTGGGGTTGTTCAGGTTTCGTCCGAGAAGCCCTATATGAGCCTGCATGCGGAGGGCTACCAGGCGATTGGCTCCACCTATCGCACAACGATTACCTTCGCGCAGCCGTGCACTACCACGCAGCCACCGATCATATTCATCCGGGCCGAGCGCGGTAGCCAGTCCGAGCAGACGTCCTTCAAATGCGGGGTTACAGGATCACCGGGTAACTGGACGGGCTTTGTGCTGATCAACGGCAATACCACGCAGGTCAACTATCTCTACTGGTTTGCGGCAGTTTGGCGTCCTCTAACCGCTTCCGGAAACTACGGGATGCGTATCCGGGACGCCAATGGCGATATTTGCTTTCACGCCTCAAGCCAGCTGATCAAATTCAGTCGCGTTATCACCGCGTGGACCGAACTTTATAACGATGGTTTCGTTGCTACGTTTGGCAGTGGAGTCATCATTGCCAGCGACGAATACATGATGGCCAGTCATTGCCATACCTCGATGGTTTCCTGCTATGGGGGTATTCAGCATATCGGGGTAACCCTCGATGCCGATGGGCAGGTCATGGTGACCTTCACTGGGCATGTGACTAATTCAGGGGTCGGGTACTTCCCGATGTTACTGGCCAAGAAAAGCTAAGGCCCACCAATAACGCACTCAAAAGCCCGCGCCCTGCGGGCTTTTTTATTCGTGTTTGGAACGACTGCCAATGGAACTCAAAACATTCATTTCGCAGGATATCAGCGGAAACGTCCTGCCAATGTCGACTTGCTATCTCTATGTGCAGGGAACTTTGGTGTTGGCTAGCGGCCTGCAGGACTCAGCCGGCACCACGCTCAGTAATCCCTGGACGACGGACGCGCGCGGATTGGTTCAGGTCGCCGCGCCGGATGGGATTTATGACTTGCGGGTGGTCAATGGGGCGAAAAACTACCGGATGCGCGTCCAGTTCAGCGACGTGCAGGCGACTGTTAGGGTCGCAGATCTGGGCGATGCCAATGACCCAGCTAAGGGGTCTGCAAAGGTCGGTCATGATGGCGGGACGGTCAAGTCCATACTTGATAAAGTTAAGCCATTTGCGAGTTATGCGGAACTTTCTTCGTACAGCGGACAAGCCTCGGCCGGGCGCTTCATTGGCGCAAATGTCGCAGGGGATGTATACCGCGACGATGCCGATACGACATCTTCGCCGAACGGGCTGACGATCTTTGTCGATGCCAGTGGCAGGCGCTGGAAACGCCCGAAAGGCCGCTTCAATGTCATGTGGGCGGGCGCCAAGGGTGATGGCATTGCTAATGATACAGCTGCAATCCAGGCGGCTGCCTCTCTAGGCGTGCCGCTTCTATTCCCAAAATGCCCCGATGCGTATCTTGTGAACGCCGGGGCAATCGGGATCAACTTGCTAAACGGGGCAGATTTGCTCGGCGAGGGGTGCCCGACTATTCGGGCTATTGCCGGGTCGAACGGCCGAATTTTCCGAATGAATGGGCTATCCGGTATTACAATCAAGCAAATAAAGTTTGACGGTAATAAGGCGGTCGTAACGGGTAACAGCGGGCAAGTTTACGTTCAGGATTGTGATGGTGTTGACTTCCTAGAGTGCAAGTTTGTTAACGCCTGCGGGAACATCAGTATTTTCGCTGCGGACCCAGCGAGCCGTTCCTGTAAAAACGTCAAGTTTCGAGACTGCGAGCTAACGGATAGCGCTGGAACTTCTGTAGATTTTGTCGGCGTGTACCGTGGGCGGGTGATTAATTGCACTTCGGAGGGGCATGTCGGCTTTGGATGGCGACTATCCGGAGGTTCTAATCGTTGCCTACTCGCCAACAACAACACAGTAGGGAACGGTATCGAGTCCATCGGCGTAACTTACGACTGCTACCGCAATCGCATAATCGGGAACCACGCCGAGGCATGTGGGGACAATGGGATATCCATTACAGGCTACAGCAACGTAGTCAATGGGAACCTCTGTCTCTTTAACAAGTACAACGGAATAGAACTGTACGGAAAAATGAACACTGCAACGGGCAACGTGATAAACGCCAATGGCCAAGTTCACAACCCGTCATCCCCGCTTTATAACTCATTAAACGTCAATACCTACGCGGGGATTGCCGTAGTCAGCGGATGGGGGGGCGTTGCGCAGTACAACTCCGTGGCCGGGAACAACATCGACGACGACCAAAGCGCCCCCACTCAGGAGTACGGCGTCAAGCTGGGGGCTGCGTCCTATTCGGTATGGGCGGGCAGTACCGTGGTCGCAGCGGATACTTACGTCCGAAGCGGTAACAACGTGTACTACACGTCTGCCGGCGGGACGACAGGGACCACTTCGCCCGCGCATACGTCCGGGTCAGTTTCGGACGGGGGAGTCACTTGGAAATATATCACCTACTGCTTCGGCGGCACTAGCGAGGCGCTCGGCAATACCGTGGGACCCAATACGGTCGGTCGTTTCGTCACTGCCGTTGTTGGTGACTTCACGATTAATCAGTCGAACATGGTTGCGTCGGCGTCATCTGTGAAGCTTTATGGCTCGGGGGACATAAACCGCGTTACGGCGGGATTTTCTCGGCGGGCGACGGCATGGGCTTTTGGTCAAGCTGTTGCATTCGGAACTATCCGGTACAACCCCAACACTAGCCAGACCTACATCTGCGTTAACGCTGGGGGAACTACCTCTATTGTCCCTACGCATCTTTCCGGGACAGTGATCGGTGCCGACGGGATCGCCTGGAGGTACCATATTTCCGGGCAGTACCCTTATCAGCTCCCTATAAACCCGTCGGATGTCTCGGTTAACGTGCTTCTTCAGCTTCTTAACCTTTCGGACGGAATTACTTATGTCGGGATCATTCCGTGTACGGGATCACCTGAAGGGGTAATTGCGGGGACCCCAGGATCTATTGCCATGAATACGAATGGAGGAGCCGGGGAAACTTTCTATGTAAAAGAAAGCGGAACCGGAACTACCGGATGGGTGGCTAAATAAATTTTCACGGAGATAACCCATGCCTCGAATTACTTTCTGTTCAAGCTGGTTGCGCGTGCGGGGAGGCCTCGACAGCCGCCAATGATGGCGACACAGCTTCACCCAAGCTATTTGAATCCCCAGCCCGCGCCATGCGGGCTTTTTCGTTTCTGGAGATCCCCAATGCCAATCACCGAGCAGCAACTGCTGCAGATCCTGCCCAACGCCGGCCGCCGAGCCGGCGTTTTCGTCTCTGCGCTCAACACGGCGATGGCCCGCCGCGCGATCAACACGCCACGCCGAGTCGCGGCGTTCCTGGCGCAGGTCGGCCATGAGTCCGGACAGCTGCGTTACGTCCGCGAGCTGGCCAGCGGCGCAGACTACGACACGGGCGCGCTCGCCACGCGCCTCGGCAATACCCCGGCCGCCGACGGTGACGGCCAGCGCTACCGCGGGCGCGGGCTGATCCAGATCACCGGGCGCACGAACTACCGGTCCTGCAGCCTGGCCCTGTTCTGCGACGAGCGACTGCTGCAAACGCCGGAGCTGCTCGAGGAGCCGCAATGGGCGGCCGAATCTGCGGCCTGGTTCTGGGAGTCGAAGGGGCTGAATGCACTGGCCGACGCCGGAGACTTCGAGCGAATCACGCGCCGCATCAACGGCGGGCTGAACGGCCTGGCCGACCGGTTGGAGCTGTGGGGCAGGGCGAAGGAGGTGCTGGCATGAACACTGGATTTTCCGGCCCGCTTGACCTGCTGGCCCACAGGCCAGACGAGTGGCTGCTGCTGACGGCGATCACCTACACGCCACGCGCCGGCCGATCGATCACGGTGCCGGCCGGCTTTATCACCGACCTTGCCAGCATCCCGGCGCTGCTGCGGCAGATCTTCGACAGCAACGACGAGTCGCGGCAGCCAGCCGTGCTGCACGACTGGCTCTACTGCCGGAAGGAAACGACCCGGGAGGAGGCCGACGGGCTGTTCCGGGAAGCGCTGGAGCGTGCCGGCGTCGGTCTGGTGCGCCGCTGGGCGATGTACGCTGGGGTGCGTGTCGGTGGGTGGCTGTACTGGGGCAAGAGGGACGGGCTCGAGCCGGGGGATTTCGTGGGGGATTGAGGTGCCCGGACGGGCGGGGAGGGAGGCACGATGGCCTATTCTGCTTGGGCCATTTTTTGGGCCACTGTGGTGTTTTCGTGCGTTCTAGAGAGGGGGAAAGCCCCGAAATTCCTACCCTGTAGCACACATGAGCACTCGCTTAGAACTGCATGGTGATGTTGGCGGTAGAGATCAAAGCTTAGTCCTGCGGGGGGTCAGAGAGTCGTTGATTTAAGCTGTACCACTTTTGTACCAATTTGGCTTTTTTCGGGGGCTTTATCGAGCTTGTCGAGCTCATGCCAGTCGGTGCTTGAGTTGATCCAGCGAACGTGGGTGGATAGTAACATCTGCACGCTATGCCCAAGTTGGGTTGCGATGAAGGCAGAGTTCATGCCGGCCATCAGGCACATGGTTGCGTAGGTGTGCTGGCAGTTGTACGGCGGCCGGTAGCGGATGCCCAGCTCCTGTGGCAGATGCTTGGCCCACTGGCCAGGTTGGCCGGAGATGGTTACGATGGGCGCTATCGCAGCGCATGCGACCATGGGTCGCAGTCGAGGGAGTGGATATGTTGGATTTTCCGCTTTTTGGATTGTTTGATAGTTTTTTTCTATCAATTGGTGCTGCAATATACGGCAAAGGTAATAGTATTGGAGTACACAGAACAGATGAGCCGCGAATACAAGGAAGTTGAGGGTGTCCACTTCTGGGTTTCGGCTAGCCAGCCACGAGAAGGCCTGCCGTGGCGGGGTTGGATCAACTTCAGAACAAAGGTTGGCAAGGTCTACCACGATCTTCGCTATGGCATTCCAGGCGAATTTAATTTGTGCAAGAAAGCATTGGATGCGGCAGATAACTACGCCCGTGTCATTTGTGATTCAGGGCACGTCAGAAGCTTGATTCCAAACATTGCGTAGCTAGGTCAGCAGGCGCTGCGTGGTCTGCATTTTCTCGGCGAACCGTGCGCGGCGCTAATCCTCCCCCTGTGCCTACCTATACAACGCTGCCGAGGCTGTCAGGGCGTATACAGCAGAACGGGGTGCTCGTCGCTTTGCTATCGCGAGGACGATATGGCCTGGATAAAGAGTGGCCCACGGGGGCAGGCCTTGAGGACGGCGGCAGGACCGATGTTGGCGATGGCCAGCTTCGGAGTTTTCTGTGGGCGTGGGGATTCTTCGCCAGTGGCGTGGACTCAAAGTATTAATGGGATTCCGGCGACAGACGCCGTATTACAAGAAGAAAGACAGATGCAGTTGATGCAAGAGCAACACTATTGGCGTGAGGTACACAGGCTTTCCACGCAAGCAGAAGAGGCGCATGCGGCTTTAGATCATTTCCTTGAGAGCGTTCGCGCTCCTTTTTCCGAAGAAGAGTTAGCGGCCTATGATGAATTGAATAACGCCGCCATTGCAGCCAGTATTCAACTGGATGATTACTGCCAGCAAGACTGTCCCAAGCGATGGCTTCCCGATTTACCAGCGCCTATAGACAATCGCTGCTCGGTATGCTCCGGAGAACTCGTGGAAGCAAACGGCCACACAGATCTCAAGCTCCATTTCTCTACTGACGCCGGTGTTCCGGTTGCGGTAGATGCGGCCGGTCTACATGTGAGCCGCTGAGCCTGAACAAGATGATGCTCTGACGTCGATGAAGAACAGGTGATCCTCGGCCGGCCCAGCTCGGGGCGAATACGTCTTGGAGGGGATGGCCGTCTTTCCGGCCTGTCATCTGCTCGGTCGCCGGCTGCGCAGATACAGCCTGAAAGCGGTAGATGGAGAAAATACCTTGGCTTGCGAATTACTCGAACCTGCAGCGCGCCTTACTGGGGGAGCGAGCCACCAGCATGACTGGGGAGTCGTGGTCAGCTGACGCTGCTGGCATGCCGATCCGCCAACGGCTTGGGACATGATACCTTGCCCAGCAATAAAGATGGCTTTTTGCCATTGCTTTGGTGGAAAAAGGCTTTGCTTTCATCTGCGAGGGAAAGGATCACCCAGCTTGCTTGCGCGCCACGCTCCGCTCCGGGGAATACGGGAGGAGGGATTGGCCGGTTACGCCGGCCAGTCGGGCACTCTGTCGCCGCTGGCATGCCTACCAGCAGGATAGGGCTGATGAAAACCCTAGACTTGCAAATTACTCGAACAAGCTGCGCGCCTTACCAGGAGCCGTGAGGCCCGGCATGGCCATTTTCGTAATGGCCGGCTGACGCCGCTGGCATGCCGATCTGCCGACGGATGTTGTGATTTTTGCACGGAGCAGGGGGAGAATGGCTGGCCGTCTTTCCGACCTGTCATCTGCTCTGTCGCCGGCTGCGCAGATACAGCCCGTATAGGTGATATGGAGAAAACCTAGGCTTGCGAATTACTCGAACCTGCAGTGCGCCCTGACAGACCGTGGAAGGTAGAGTCGGCTGACGCTGCTGGCATGCCGATCCGCCAACGGCTTGGGGCTATGATAATCCGTTGGCGTGGATAAATGTTGTTTTAACAATATCATTTATTTCTATTGAGTAGGTTTTTTAGGAGTAAATCCATTTATTTATGGTTTTATTTCGTCGTTGCCGGCGGGCATCAGTGAGTCTGCCATGGTGGCGATCAGCTTCTCGAGGCTTCCTTCTCGCAGGTCTGCAAGACCATGGTACCGACATCAGGTCAAGGCTCTCGATCTTCTTCAGCTCGACCTTGGTTTGGTGGCTGCGTCTTTCCAAGCTCCAACAAGAAGGGCATTCAAGCAAGGAGCGGGAGGCCCAGCTTCAGACCAACCTGGGCCAAGCCAAAGGCCATAAGGTGGAGGCGGTATCCCTGTCTGCTTTCCAGGCCGGATAGCGGCCATTGGCCGGCTGTGTCTGTGTCGTAGCCTCGTCTATGGGGTCTTGGCTAGGGCGCGACTGCTAGCAGTGAGCGCGGTTGCACAGAAGTGATATGAAAATAATTTCATACTTATTCAAGTAGCCCGCCATATAAGGAATCTTGAAATGATCGATCTTTCGCACTGGAATCTCACCATTCCAGCTGGGGCCGCGATCATTCAGACTAGGCAGCTTCAGACGTATGAGTCGAGGTGGTTTACTCGCAATGCCGATGGGTCCATTACTTTCTATGCACCTTCATCAGGCTCTGGGATCGGAAGCACTACGAACAGTATCTACCCCCGCTCCGAGCTTAGAGAGACGCTGCCCAACGGTAATTATAAGCAAGCTGGCTGGAGCCTCAGCAGCGCCAGGCTCCATCGTCTGAGTGCAACGCTCACGGTCGATTTTTTGGCAGCCAGCAAAAAGGCAATCATCGGCCAGTTCCACGGTGTAAGTACAAAGCCGCCGTTCAAATTGCAGATCACCGGTAACACCATCTATGTGCAATACCGGCCGAAATATAATGGTGAGGAGAAGAAGGATCCCATATTCAAGGGCTACAAGCTTGGCAACAGGTTGGCTTATTCGGCGGCAGTGAGCAGCGACGGGGAGTTTACTGTCATGGTTAACGGCGAGGTCAGGAAATATCAGTTTGATGTGGCTTCGTATAGGAGCGACAAGTGGTATGCAAAAGCCGGTATGTATAGCCAGGAGGAGATAGGTGGCGTGGGAGCCGGGAGGGCTACCTTCTATATGCTGAGCATGACGCATGGCGACAGGGCGGAAGTGCCATAG